GTGGTAAGGAAGGAATAGACGTTAAATTAGTTTATATCGTTCAAAAAATTAGAGAGGATGCTGATTTTCCTTTTATTATTACATCTGGTTATAGGTGTTCTGAACACCCAATAGAGAAAAAAAAGAAACGACCAGGGGTTCATGCTTCAGGTCTAGCAGTTGATATTGGTGCATCGCATGAAAAAGCGTATATAATATTAAAATTGGCAATTCAAAGGAATATGCCAGGAATAGGAATTAATCAAAAAGGCAATGGGCGATTTATACATCTTGACATTTCAAAATCAAAAGAGGAAAGACCTCGCCCCCACTTATGGAGTTATTGAGAAATGGATATCAGTCCTATATTGTTTTGGAATGCGCTTTTAACATTAGTAGTTGCTCCTGTGTTATTTAATATTCGTTCTAATACAAGCGAAATTAAAAGAGTGAACATTTTATTAAATAAGACAAGAGAAGAGATCCCAACGCTGTATGTAACAAAATATCAACAGCAAGCAGACATAGGAAGAATATTGGAAGTATTAGATAAAATGGAACAAAAAATAGATAAATTATTCGAGGTTAAATAAATGGCAACAATACAAAACAACTCAAACCCATATAGAGATATTCTTTCTTTGGGTTTATTAGGAGGAGTTGATCCAGAAACAGGAATGCCAGATGGAGTAACCATGTCTGGATTGCCATTTCAGATTGACGAATCTTCTACGGTTCAAACTGAACAATCTCCTGAAGGTTCATACGTTCCAATAACAGGAGCAGATTTAGGATTACCAATGGGGCCAGGCGTACCAGCTCCAGCTGGCGTTGAAATGGGAGATCCTTTTCAAATTGTGCAAAGTGGAGGAACTCCAGATTGGATAACAAACGCACAAAATCCATCGCCTGTAAATTTACCGCCTTATTCAAACCCTATGTTAAGTGGACAAGCATACGCCAGTCTTATATCTGGTGGTCAAGCTGTGCCTTCCATGATTGCTCCAGGCGTTTCTTATGGTATGAATTCACCAATGGGATACACCGCACCAGGAGCTTCGGCTGTTCCTTATCCTAGTTATCAACCGCCAGAAGGTGTTGTTGTGAACAATCCTAACGCAAATCCTTACCCAGATTATACCAATTCTTACAACGTTAAAAATCCTTATTATGATGCGCTAACTAATCAAGAAGAAGGAGACGCTTTGGCGCAACTTTTAGACTATGTTCGCAAAAATGTAAATCTTTCTGGTTTACAAGATAGAATTGAAAACCCATTAGAAGATATACCAACAAGTTTGTTAGATACAACTCCAGTAGTAGATACAAGACCAGCAACCGTATCTCCTCTTGGCAGTTTGGATACAAGTTATATAAACGATATTGATTTTAGTAGTTTATTAAACACTCCAAACCCACAAGTTGATTTTCCAATAGAACCGCCAGCAGTGATTGATAGCGCCATAGAAAATTTACCAGTCTATCAAGACCCAATAATGAGTATGGTTGATCCTGTTGTCAGTAATGAAATTCAAGTTACTGATACAATGGCACAAGAATACCCAACTCTAGGCGCAAACTTGTTTAACAATGAAACGGTTATACCAGCAGCAGCACAAATTCCCCCTTCTTATGACGAAGTGATTAGTGCTTATAGCGACCCAGTGGTTGTACCTGAAGTAGTACCAACCATTTCAGCACCAACGCTAACTGTTGCCAATCCTCAACTGGATTTTCCAGTAGCAACGCCAGTAGTAACAGCAAATCCACAAACGGAAGCCATACAAAATATAATAGAAGCGGTTGGTTTGTTAGACGAAACACCAAGCGCCGCACCCATGCTTCAAACACCAAACATTGTAACTTCATTATTAGACTCTAATCCTCAAGTAGATTTTCCAGTAGCTCAAACATTAATACCAGAAGTAGCACCAGCTACACCAATAGCTACACCAGTTCTAGCTCAAGTAGCACCACAATTAGACCTTTCATTGTTTTCTTCTTTAATACCAGAAGCAGTTGCAGTACCAGAAGTTCCTCCAATATTAAATGCTAGAGGAGAGCCTTTATCTGCCCAACAAATGGAAGAATACATAAAGGTAAGTAAACAAATGGCAGACGCTACGGGTACTCGAAATCCTTTTGCCCTCCCTCAAGTTTCAACAACCCCTAAAAGAGTCGTTCCTTCTTTTAACAGAGCAACACCTCGTCGGGTAATGTAATATTTAAAGACATGGCAGACAGCAGAAAAGACATAGAGCGAGGTCGTATTGCTCAAGACATTCTTGATAACGAAATATTCCAAGATGCTTTATTGATGCTTGAAGATCATTATAAAAACTTATGGGCCACATCTAAAAAAGAAGAACACGAAGAAAGAGAAAGAATCTGGACTGCCCTTAAATTAGTTCCAGAGTTTGAAAGGCAATTAAGAATAATTGTTGAAAATGGTGTTATCAAAAAAAATCAGATTATCAAAATCAAACAAAACATTGCATAAGTAGTCTATATAGACTTAAAATACAATCTAAGTTTAATAATTGGAATTAATTATGGCTACCAACAACGCAGAAAAAGCGACTGGTTTTGAATCCAGCCTGAATGTAGGCGAAAAAGCTATTGAAGCAATGTTGACTCTTGAAGAAGAATCTCAACAAGCTCCAGAAGCAACAACAGAGGAAATTGTCGAAGAACCAACTGAAGAACTTGAAGTTGAAGCTACGGAAGTAGAAGAAGCAGAAGAGTTAGAAGATGAAGAATACGATGATGAACTCGAAGAAGAAGAAGGATTAGAAGCTAACCAAGTAGAAGAAGATGGTGAAGAGCAACCCTCCATTTACAGCATAAATGTTGATGGAGTAGAACAAGAGGTCACGCTTGACGAACTAAAAAACGGATACAGTAGGCAATCTGATTACACTCGGAAAACGCAAGAATTGGCTAATCAGCGTAAACACGCTGAAACCGAATTCAATGCAGTCCGAGAGGAGCGTGCAATTTATACGCAGTTACTAGATCAAATGCGAAACCAACTTGAAACTGGTTTGCAAGATGAGCCTGATTGGGTAGCTTTAGCGGAGAACGATCCTGTTGGTTATAACTCGCATAGAGCATCTTGGGATGAAAACAAGAAAAAGCAAAATGCGGTGTTAGCGGAGCAACAAAGAATGTTGCAACAAAGTCAACAAGAGCAAATGCAGAATTTACAAGCTCATGTGCATAATGAAGCACAGCTTTTATCAACTGCGATTCCTGAATGGCAAGATGCTAAGAAGGCAGCCAGCGGAAGAGCAGAGTTGAAACAGTATGCGATTACTGAACTTGGTTTCTCTGAACAAGAGTTAAATCAAATTTACGATCACAGAGCTGTTTTAGCGATAAGAAAAGCTATGCTACATGATAAAACACAAGAGGTTGTTAAGAAAAAACCTGTGGTTGCAACCAAAGCTAAAGTGGCTAGACCAGGGAACTCAAATGTTCCAGTAACTCCTAATAGAACTAAAAAGCTCCGTCAGAAATTAGCTAAGTCTGGCAAAATGGCAGACGCAGCTAAAGTATTTGAATCGATGCTTTAAAAAAGCATTTAATATAAATTTTATAATATAGGAAAATAAAATGGCTATAGTAACTAACGCATTTTCCACTTATACTGCTACTTCAGATAGAGAGGATTTATCCAACGCTATCTACAACATCTCTCCAATGGAAACTCCAATGGTNAGTCTTGGTGGCAGAAGAAGTGTTAAAAATGTTCAATTTGATTGGCAAACAGAAGTTTTACCAGCTGCAACATCAACAGGTGTTTTAGAAGGTGGTGAGATTTCAAGATCAGCTTCAACTGCTACAGTAAGAGCTGCTAACGTATGTCAAATCAACACAAGAAACGCAACCGTAACTGGTTCGCAACAAGCATCAGACCCAGCTGGTAAGAAGTCAGAAATGGCTCACCAAATGGCTATAATTGGTCGTGCGCTAAAACGTGACGTTGAAACTACAATTTGTGGTACTCAAGGTCGTAACAACGGTGCAGCGGCAACAGTTAGAGCTACAAGAGGTTTTGAATCTTGGATTTCTACTAACGCTGGTAGGGGTACTAACGGAGCTAACGCGGCTAATGAAGGCGCTGCTCCAACAGATGGTACTGCAAGAGTGTTTACTGAAGCTCTATTAAAAGGTGTGCTTGCCACATGTTTTGATAATGGCGCAAGTCCATCGGTTATGCTTGTTGGTGCTTTTAACAAACAGAAAGTTTCTGGCTTTGCTGGAAGAGCATCTGCTACTCAAGCAGTATCACTTGAAGGAATCCCAGGGGATCACGTTCAAGCGTCTGTTTCTGTTTACACAAGTGACTTTGGCGATATTAAAATTGTTCCGTCTAACTTCTCAAGAAGTAAATCGGCACTTTTAGTAGATCCTGAGTACGTCTCCGTTGCTTACTTGAGAGCTTTTGAATCTCAAGATTTAGGCGCAGTAGGCGATGCTGACACACGTGCAATTTACACTGAGTTCGGATTGGAAATGAAGAACGAAGCTGCAAATGGCATAGTGGCTGACTTAACCACTTCGTAGGTTAATTAGTGTGGGGGTGTTAGTTCACCCAATGCCCCCATACTTTTTTTGCATGGCAAACAAAACAACCGTTACAGCAAATAAAAAAAACTTTCACTCTAAGTTAGTAACGCAAGATTTAGACGATGATGGCGTTTATCACATAGAAACAAAACAAGATGTCACCAACGTCATTAACAATGTTAAGATGTTATCTGAGACAACAATACCAGGAAAAGATATTCGGCACGTTGCAGAAATTCCAATGGTTGTTGCAGAACAGGCCATGAGAGAGGGTTGGTTTAACGACACAGCTAAAATGAAAGCGTGGTTAAACAACTCCGACAATAGTATTTTTAGAGTATGGAAGGGTAAAGTATGACGTATGACGAATTAAAAACAGCAATAGGAAATTGGTTAAACAGAAGTGATTTAACCAGTCATTACGACACCTTTATAGACAACGCAGAAGCAGAGTTTAATCGTAACATTAGACACAGAGACATGATTAAAAGATCTGACGCAACTGCTGACGCACAATATTTAACACTTCCTACTGATTGGTTAGAAGCGGTTAATGTAAAGATTACAACAGGAACTTACAGGCCCTTATTTCAAGTGTCTATAGAAACAGCAGACGTTATTAGAAACGCACAAGACAATATATCAGGTGCGCCATCTTATTTTTCAATAGTTGATAAAACTTTAGAATTAATACCAACACCCTCTACTAGCTCGACACTAGAATTGATATACTATTCAAAGATACCAGCATTGAGTTCTAGTAACACAACAAATTGGTTATCAACTTCACATCCTGACATTTATTTATATGGATGCTTAAAACACGCAAGCGTGTTTTTAATGGAAGATGAACGAGTACCATTATTTGAATCAAGTTATTTAAAAGCATTGGCAGATTTAGAAGAAGCCAATGAAAAAGCTAAATATTCAGATGGTTCTTTGATTAAACGAGTTCGTACTTATGGGCATAAGGGAAGAACTAAAACTTATTACGCAAGTAATTCATAGGAGTAAAAAATGGCTGGATTTAGCGATTATTTAGAAAATAAAACATTAATACACATCTTTGGCGGAACTGCTTACACAGCACCAGGCACTTTGTATGTGGGTTTATACACAGCAGCACCTTCCGATACTGGTGGTGGCACAGAAGTTTCTGGTGGATCTTACGCCAGAAAAAGTATGCCAGACATGACGGTAAGTGGTACTTCACCAACTCAAGCAACCAATGGAGCTGCGGTAGAATTCGTAACTGCAACTGGTGCATGGGGTACGGTTACTCACGTTGGAGTGTTTGACGCTTCATCAAGTGGTAACTTGATGGCGTGGGCAGCTTTAACTGCATCTAAGACAGTAGCAAGCGGAGACGTGTTCAGATTTGATGCTGGTGACTTAGACATAACACTAGCTTAATCAATGGCATCTATTGGCTACGGTCAATACGATTATGGGAAGGCTGATTATGGCTCTCCCACATATCACTTTGCGTCTGCAACAATAGCGCAGACTTCAGGAGCAACAGCTGACGGAAGATTAGATTTAATTGCTTCGGCAACCATTGCTCAAACCTCTGGATTTACTTCCTCTGGTCGTGTTATAAAATCAAGTGAAGCTACCATTGCACAAACGTCAGGTTTTACTTCCACAGCAGAGGTTATAAAACTTGGTTCAGCAACGATAGCTCAAACGTCTGGATTTACCGCAACTGCAAGACAGATAGATCGTGGACAAGCAACGATAGAACAAACTTCTGGGTTTACCTCAACGGGCCACGTTGTTAAGTTAGGCGCAAGCACCATAGCTCAAACTTCAGGCTTTACAGCCACAGGTTTAATTATTCTTGATGGCGTAGCGACCATTGCACAAACCAGCGGATTTACTTCAGCTGGTAAAATTATTAAAGTTGGAGCATCAACAATCGCTCAAACTTCAGGATTTACTGCAACTGGAAGATACATAGTTGCAGCTCAATCTACCCTAGCAGAGA